CAGCACCCGGAGAACCACCGGCAGTGCGCAGCGGCAGACTACGTATAAGCTGGGCGGCCAGAGCGATAGGAAAATCGGACAGTGAAGTCATAGCCAGCATCTACACTGACGTAAAATATGCACCGATACTGCAAGAAGGGACCGACGACGGAAGGATAAAGCCCCGTCCGTTCGAACAGCCCATCATTGACGGTGCAAAAGACAAGGTGATGGCGATATTCAACGAGCCATACCTGAACAAATAGCAGGAAAGGAGGAGGCACGCCATGCCGATAATCAAGGACAGCACAACGAAGGTATTCGACCCGGAATACGTGCAGAAGGGCAACCTCATCAACGCCAAGCGTGCTGGATGGACCGAACCAAAGAACGGGATCATCACAGAGGTAACAGACAAGCAGCTGACAGTGCTCACACTTCCGGGAATCGGAAACGTAACGAATTACTTCGTCATTCCTGCCAGCGAAGTAGTCGGAGGACAGACGTGGGAGCTATTATGGACCGCTGACATGATAACCATCTATACGGATGGCGCGATCCCAGATGGCGATGACGCTTGAAGACCTTGTGTACACAAGGCTGACGGCATGGCCCGAGCTTTTGAGTAAGCTGGCTACATACAAAGGCAAAGCCGCCGTCTTCTACCAGAACGCACCGAGCGACAAGGCGCCAAGCTGGAAGGGAGCAAAGCAATACCCTCGCATTGACTATACCATAGACATGCAGGCAGACCCGGAAAGACAAACGTCAGGACAGGCCGTGTTTAACATTTGGAGCATCGACAACGGCATCATGCCGGAGGAGATAGAACCAGAAGTGAGGAAGGCCATCTGCGGAATATTCATGACTCCGGACGGAGAACCTCCCTACTGCTTCGCTTGGAGGCGCTCGGAGAACTTCAGCGCCAAGAACATTGAGGAGAGTGCAAGCGAGATAATCGGAATCACAATGCTCTTTGATGTTTTCGCGTTTCCGAACCAGATCACGAGCGACCCGGACCCCATCCTCGCCATGGACCACTTCGTGAAGGATTGGGAACCAAGCGCAACGGTCATCGGGCACGACAGGCTGACAAATTACTATGAGCCGCAGGCCGGAGCGCCTGCGTTTTATTTTAGGCTTGCCAGCATTGAGACATCAGACCAGACGAACACGGTAGCGTGGATGAACGGCACCATAGCAGGTCACGTCTTCGCCCCAACAGCGGAGGCACGGCTGCAGTGGATCAGATACCTGATAGACACGCTGGCACTAAGCGGAGAAGTCACGATGCTGGACACCTCCCCCATGACAATACGGAAACTTTCGGCGGACGCCGGACTGGACCCATTGTCGCAAGGGCAGATCAGGATACAGATGCGCTTCGGCATCCTTCGGCGCGCCATCGTCGCCCCGCTGATTAACGTCAGCATACAGGACACCGAGGCAGACCCAACACCCAAGCACCTATATGTGGAGGCGGACACAACAATTCAAGCGGAACCGCTTACGCAGAGCTTCGACGTCAAATCAAAGCTGTGCGGCAAAGAACCGCTATAACAAGAAAGGAGCATACGCATGGCAGACAAAATCAAAAAGCCGGACGAGGAAGTCATCGTAACCCCCGCTGCAGAAGCGGAACCGGAATACACCGTCGCCGAGCTTGCTGCCAACAGCAAGGCGGTATTCGGCGTTATGCCGGAATGCGTAATTGCAGCCTTCCGCGTGGCGGGACTTGAAAAAGCCACAAAACAGGCTGCAGAGAAAATCATCAGCACATTCATGAAGAAGGAGGTCAAATAACATGTCTGGAACATTTGTAGTGGGCGAAACCAAAATTCGCCCGGGCGTTTATACCAGATACGAGAACGCTGGCGGCGTCGAAATCGCTGGCGCCGCAAACGGTATAGGCGCAGCAGTTATTAGAGCCAACTGGGGACCGCTGAATCAAATCAAGTGGATCGAAAGTCCTGTAGAAGCAGCTGCAGCCTTCGGCTCGCCCGGCACCGGATACACGGTTAACATCGTGGACGAGATGCTGACAGGCGGGGCCTCCAAGGTAGCTGTCGTCAGAGCAGGAACCGGAGGAACCGCAGCAACCATCACCCTGAAGGACACCGCAACAACACCGGTCAACGTGGTCACCATCACCGCAAAATATCCCGGAGCAAGACCGTTCTCGGTAACAATCAGAGACAGCCTCGCAGACGCCAACAAGCGCGAATGCATCATCTACAGCGGTACATCGGAATTCGAGAAGGTCACATTTGCCAAAGGAGCAACCGGAGACGGAGAACCCGCAGCCCTTGTCGCAGCGCTCGCGAACAGCGCAAACTTCACAGCAACCAAAGTCGCCGACGGAACAAAGGCCCTCGCAGCAGTATCGAGTACGGCATTTACAGCCGGAACGGACCCGACCGTTTCCACCACAGAATACAGTGCAGCGCTTAACGTGCTCGAGGCCGCATCTTGGAACGTTTTGATCGTCGACACTTCGGACACAGCCGTACACGCTCTGGTAGCCTCATTTATTGACAGGATATACGAAGCCGGAAGCAACTGCATGGCTGTAATCGGAGAGCCGAAAACCGTCACGCTGACAACCAGAATGCAGCACGCTGCAGCCTTCAATGACGAGAAGATCATATTCCCGCTTAACAGCGCATACGACGCAAGCGGAACCCTGTACGACGGGTACCTGCTCGCAGCTCGCATCGGAGGCATGGTAGCCGCAGTACCGTCCAATCAGAGCTTGACACACGAAGTGGTGAGCGGCATGGTAAGCCTTGCAGAACCGCTGACAAACACCGAAATCGAGACAGCGCTGCAGAGCGGATGCCTTGTTTTGAGTACCAACACATCCGGACAGATCTGGATCGAGCAGGGCATCAACACACTGGTAACCCCGAGCGGCAATCAGGACGCAGGCTGGAAGAAAATCCGCCGCGTAAAGACCCGTTTCGAGCTTATCGACAGAGTCAACGATACCGTCGCCCCGCTGATCGGCAAGGTCAACAACGACAGCGACGGACGCGCAGCCATCATCGCCGGAGCCAACGGAGTCATCAAGAGGATGATCGGCGAGAAGAAGCTGCTAAGCGGAAACTGCATGGAGGACCCGTCGAACCCTGCTGCAGGAGACAGCGCATGGTTTATCATCGCGGTAGACGACATCGACAGCATCGAGCGTGCATACCTGACCTTCAGGTTCAGGTTCAGCGCTGACGAATAAGGAAGGAGGAAGCGAACATGTTTAATAACAGAGGACCGATAGACACCCGCAAGGCGCTCACCGGTAAAGACGGCGCGCTTTTCAATTCAGCGGGAACAATGCTGGCTTCGGTTGAAACCTTTCAGACCCAAGTCAATGTCTCGAACGCGAAGTACCAGCCGCTCGGAGACGCGCAGGAGCATGAAGTTTTTCAGTCGTATGGCGTCACTCTCACATTCACGGAGATCGTCATCGAGGACGAAACCTTCATCAAGGAGCTGTTCGAGGCTTTCTCGACCGGAGTCATGCCCGAATGGAGCTTCCAAGGCGTGGTACAGGGACGAAACGGAAGCCAGCAGCGCATGGTATACAGAGGCGTCGTGCCGAGCGGTACCATCGACCTGCAGAACCTCTCCGTGGGCGACATCATCAAGAGAGCATGGAGCCTGTACGTCAACGACCCGCCTGAGCTTCAGAGCCTACTCAGGGCCTAAAAGCAAGCGGAACACCGTAACAATATAGCCCGCGCCGGAAAAGACACCGGTGCGGGCTTAATTTTTGATTTTTGATAGGAGGAAATCGAAATGGCAGATACCGAGAAAACCAAAAAGACTGGCATTCAGGACGCAGACCTGACCGAAGAAGAAGCAAAAGCCCAGCTTCGCACATACGAAGGCGACATTTTGAAAGGGCTTCTTGCTGCTGCAGACTTCCGGGACGACGAAGACAACGTGGTACCCATCGAGATAGCGAGGAATGGCGTGGTACTCTTCACCTTCCGCATCAGACCCCTGTCGGAGGAAGAATACAACCTCTGCAAGGAGAAGAACACCAAGTACGTCCGCAACAAGCAGCTGGGAATTAAATTCCCGGAAGACACCAACGCAACCAGATACCGCAGCCAGCTCATCTACGAGGCAACCGTAGAGGAAGACCGCGCGAAGATATGGGATAACAAGGAAGCATGGAGGGCGCCGAAGATCAACGTGACCAACGGCATCGACATGATCGACAAGGTCCTCCGCGCCGGAGAAAAGGACGCGGTACTGAATAAGATCGACGAAATCAGCGGCTACAGCTCCACATTGGAGGAAGTAGCAAAAAACTCATAGAAGCAGGCGGGCTGGCAACCGTCCTGCATCACATATTCCAAAAGCAAGGAATACCGCCAGACGAAGTGATGGCAAAGCCGCCCGGCGTCCGAGCGTTTATGTTCGCTTCCACCCGGATACAGGTGGAGGCAGATAACCAAGGAAGGGAGGTGGACTAATGGCGGCAGAAACATTCCGCATTGAGATACCGATCGAGGTACAGGACAAGACCGAACCCGGCGTATCACAAGCGACAAAAAAGGTCTCGCAATTCGACAAGACCATCGAGAAAACCAAGTCCAAGATGGACGAATTCAACAAGACCAAATTCAGCGCAGTAATAGAGGCGGTCGACAAGGCCAGCGCTGTAGCAGGCCGAATCGGAACGACACTCAAAGGCATAACCGGCAAGGTATGGCACGTCACCATGTCCGTGCTCGACAAGGCCACAGCACCAATCCGAGGCGTCATAAACCTGCTGAAGAACCCACTGATCCAGCTCGGAGCAGTGATAGGCATATCGGTCAGCTTGAAGGACACAATCGACACATTCTCGACCTTCGAGGCGACCATGAGCAAGGTGCAGGCCGTCGGAGAATTGACATCAGAGCAGCTGGCGGTCGTAACCGCGAAGGCCAAGGAGATGGGCGCGACGACAAAATTCACGGCAACCGAGGCCGGAGAAGCATTTACCTACATGGCGCAGGCAGGCTGGACCACAGAACAGATGCTGGCCGGTATTGATGGCGTCCTCGCACTTTCAGCGGCAGACGGGCTCGACCTCGCGTCCACCGCCAGCATAGTAACAGACACCCTCGCTGCCTTCGGCCTGCAGGCTTCAGATACAGCGCACTTCGCCGATGTTCTGGCCAAGGCCGCAGCAGCAACCAACGTAGACGTGGCCCAGATGGGCGAAACATTCACCTATGTAGCACCAATCGCGGGAGCCATGGGATACAGCATCGAAGACATGAGCACCGCAATCGGCCTCATGGCCAACTCAGCAGTAAAAGGCAGCATGGCCGGTACCGCACTAAAGACGGCGATCAGTAACATGGTCACTCCGACCGACGAACAGGTAGAGCTCATGAAGAAGCTCGGTGTCAGCATGACCGACAGCAAAGGCAATGCGAATTCATTTATGACCGTCATGAAGGACCTCCGGACAGGCTTCTCAAAGCTAAGCGAAACAGAGAAAACAGCAGCGGCTTCTACCCTATTCGGTAGCTACGCCATGAGCGGTATGCTGGCAATCATTAACGCATCAGACGAGAGCTTCAGCAGCCTTGCAGAGTCCATCGAGAACAGCCAAGGCACAGCGGAGCAGATGGCCGAAGTCATGCTGGACAATCTGGCCGGTTCGTTTACCCTGCTGCAGAGCGCCATGGACGGCGTAAAGATTTCACTCGGCTCGAGGCTTGCCCCATACCTGCGGCAATTCGCATCATGGCTCACAAACAAGATGCCAGCGGTTGAGAAGGCCATCGGAGAAGTAATGGACTTCGTCGACGAGAAGGTCAAATGGCTGAAGGAAACCATAAACGACTTCACCAGCGGCGAAGACTGGGAGAATGCGGACATCTGGGAGAAAATCAAGATCGCATGGGACAAGATAGTAGCGCAGCCGTTCAATGAATGGTGGAATTCAACCGGCAAGGCCTGGCTCGCAGACAAGGCCAGCAAAATCGGTGAAGGAATAGGAACTGCACTCTCGGCCGGACTACTGGCCATACTTGGAATAGACGCCAAAGGCGCCGTTGAGGACGGAACCAGCATAGGAGCTTCATTCGCTGAAGGCTTCACGCGAGGATTTGACGGCAAGAAGGTAGGCGAAGCGATCCTAAACGCCATAAAGGGCGTATTCAAGGACGCGGGAACGCTGCTCCCAGGAGGAGAGGAACCAACAAGCACATCCTGGCTGTCGGCCGGAGCAATAGCACTGGCGCTTCAAAAACTCGGAATTTTCAAGCTGATCGGCAAAGGCGGTAAAGGATTAATTAACCTCTTTGGCAAAGGCAGTAAAGATGGAATGCCTACAACGACATCTTCGCCATTTCCGGACCATTTCATAACCAACACCATGACAGTAACGGCCAACGTGGTCAATGTTTACGGCAAAAGCGTAAACAACATAGGCCAGGCGGCCAAAGATATTATAAAAACAGCCGGAGGAGCCGCAGGCGGCGCAGCATTGGGCGCGGGAGGAGCAAAGGCTCTACTGACAGCCGGAGGAGCTGCAGCATTACCCGCAGCAGGAACCCCCCTACTATTACCAGGAGCCGGAGGAGCTGCAGCCGCAGCGACAGCCGGAGGATTAACATCAGCAACCGGAGCACTCGGAACCCTGCTGCAGGCGGGATCGACTTCTTCAGTAATCGCGGCAGACGGAACGCTTCTCGCAGTAACCGGAGGCGTCGGCGGTACACTTGGAAGCGTCGGAGGAGCGCTCGGAACAACAGCAACAACCGCAGCCGGAGCTGCAGCTGCAGGCGTAGCAGGAGGCGCAGGAATAATCGGCGGCCTGCTTGGACTTGGAAGCGCAGCGATTGACCTATTCAAAGGCATCGGCAAGAGCAAAGAAGGCGACACAAAAGGAGCCAAAGATCAATACGTCACGGCAGGCACCAAGACCGGCATGGTAGCCGCAGGAGCAGGTACAGGAGCGCTTATAGGCTCGGTAGTGCCAGGAGTAGGAACAGCCATCGGCGCCCTCGTAGGAGCAGGCGTAGGAGGCGTGGGAGCACTTCTGGGAGGCAACAAAGCAGGTAAAGCGCTATCAGACGCTACGGACAAAGACGGCGGCCTGACGAAGCTCTGGGAATCCATCAAAACAGGAGCCTCGAACGCCGGAACATGGGTAGCTGACAAATGGGGAGAGACCGGAGACTGGATAAGCGACAAATGGAGCGGCTTCAGCGACTGGTTCGACACCTCGGTATGGACGCCGGTAAAGGACGTCGGAATTTCAGCAATCAACATCGCAGCCGGAGCGTGGAGCGAGGTAAGAGACTGGATCGGCGACAAGTGGTCGGATTTTTCCGGCTGGTTTGGCGAAACGGTCTGGACCCCGGTAAGCAACGCAGCACAAGTGGCAGGCCAATGGGTAAGCGACAGATGGAACGACGCCCGGACATGGGTAGGAGACCGCTGGTCGGATTTCTCCGGATGGTTCGAGGAAAGCATATGGGCACCGGTGAAGACCGGAGCACAGGCCGCGGGCGAATGGGTAAGTGAAAAATGGAGCGACGCCAAGACCTGGGTAAACGAAACCTGGGGAACCGTTTCTGACTGGTTCTCCGAAACGGTATGGGAACCGGTAAAAGGCGCAGCGGAAACAGCCGGAGAATGGCTGGGGACGCAATTTGACGCAGCCTGGACAGCCGTAAGCAACGCATGGGACGGAGTATCCGGCTGGTTTGAAGACAACGTATGGGGACCGATTAAAAGCGGAGCAACCGAAGCCTGGAACTGGGTAGGAGAAAAGCTCGGCGGCATCGGCGAATGGATCGGCGACAAGTGGACGAGCTTCAAGGGCTGGCTTAGTGGCTTAGGACAAAAAGGATCTAAAGAGACCGGACTGACCACCAGCCAAGGAAAGGGCAGCGTCCTCGAGCACGCCCACGGCGGAATCATGACACAGCCACACATGGGGATCGTAGCCGAAGCAGGAGCCGAAAGCATTATCCCTCTATCGCCAAGCAAGAGGACCCGAGGCATTGACCTGTGGAGAGAGACAGGCGAGCTTCTGGGCGTGCGGCCATATGCAAACGGCGGTATTGTTGGCGGCATCAAGGCCGACGACAGCGACATACCAGTAGCTG